ATCTTGACTTCATGTGCTCCAGATTCAGTAAGAACTTTATCTACAAATTTATCAAATTTATAAAAGTCCTTTTTATTAACTACAACAATTCTAACAAACTTTTCATGCAATGAAGATATATCATACTTGTCATAATCCATTGATGAATCGTCATAGTAAATCTTTTCAAAGATAGTAAATGGATTTACGATACGTTCAAGTTCTCTTGTTTCAGTATCAAATACATGAAATCCTTTTGGACAATTATCATCACTCCATGTCATCTGATAGGTATTACCAAGATAGTAAATCTGTCCATCATCAGACTTCTTGTGAAAGTGTCCAGAAAATACAGTATCAAATTTACTCAAGAACTTCTTGTCGTAACCACCCTCTGCATAGTGTCCTTTGTGCATCTCAAACCCATTGATTTCAAAATGCCCCATACAAATCTGTGCATAAGTCATTTCGATACTTCTCATAGATTGTGTATAGTTATCTGCACAAATCCAAGGCATAAGGTGAATTCCTACACCATCGAACTCTTCTGTGAAAGGGGAATCATAACATTTGATATTTGGGTATCTCTCATTTCCTGGCCCACCAAGAAGTTCATACAGAGAATTTACCTCATTTGTATTCTTAAAGTAAGTGTCATGATTACCTACCAACATGTGTAGGTTAATATTTCTATGCACAAATGGCATAATAAAACGCTCACGAAAATCTTTAGCAATCTTATATGATACAAACTTTCGTCTGTCCATAACATCGCCAAGATGGATAACTGTATCAATACCTGTTTTATCAAGATAAGGGAAAAAGACCTCTTCCCAAAACTTGTAGAAGTATTCGTTAAATGCTAAGTTATCGTTTCGGGCGCCAAAGTGGGTATCAGTTATTAGCGCTATTTTCATCTAGTTCATTACCTTCATCATCATAAAATTTTTCAAGTCCTTTAGGTTCTGTCTTAGTTTTCTTCTTAGGTTTGTATACTGCTTCTGGGGGTAAGAAGTTCTTTTGTAGATAATCAACATACGCTGCTTGATCGTCATCTCCAATACCAAGAATATCAACATTCATGTTCTCAATAATTTTATGTTTCACATGTTGTTGTTTCTTTTCTTTTTGGATTCTACGAATGAATGCATAGTAGATAATCTGTGTAAAATATGCAAAAGGATTGTTTGATTTGTCTGGGTTAAAGTTGCTACAGTATTGTAAACAGTTTTCTATCCCATCAGAAATCATCTCTTCTCTGTAGGTGTAATTGATAAAATTTGGTCTATAAGATAGATGGTTAGCAATTTTGAGGAAACATTCACCAATGTAGTTGGTGACAGGCGGTTGTGGTTCACCTAGCTCTTCAGCATCTCTGCAACGCTGTTTCCACTCTTTCATTGCTTCTAGGAATTGTGCATTGTTTACATAATGCGTTCCTTTAGCTTTTTTTGTCATAATAACTCCACATATATTTTCGCTTAATTGCGACTATTTCAACTATTATACACCATATGTTGTGAATGTCAAGAGTAAATTTAATTTAAAAAACTTCTTGACTTTCTCTTGACAACACGGTATATTAACTATGCTGGGTTTGAGAATGAATAGATCTAATGTATAAGTTTAGAGTCTGGATCACCAAATCTATCCCAGCGTTCATCCTGTTCAATATCATCTAACTCTTCATCTGTAGGTTCTAAATCACGAACATCTTGTCCAACATCGGCATGTTCCAATCTCATTTTAATAATACAATGTTCATAAAACTTAGATAGTCCGGCAGAAGCTTTTGTTATAATCATAACTGAACTCTTATTAATGGCGTAAGTTTCGCCTTCAGAAAAATGAACCCATCTCTGTAAAGAAATCGCTTCTTCTACTCCTGTCCTAGTCATTCTAGGAACAGCGTTGACCTTCAATGGGGATTCTATTTCATATGTTCTGGGGTGTTCATCGCCCAATAAATTACAAATAATCTCCTCACCACTGGACAACTTTAGTATCTGATGGTTTTTCATTTTATTCTAATCCTTTGAATTTCGTAATCGAACTGTTCTTCATTATAGATATTTATTCGTTCCATAAAGTGTCCAAGTGTGAAATTCCTTTTACTTTTATAAGTGAAATCGTCTGCTATATCTAATAGTCGAGCTGAAGTTTTATTATCACCTTGTCGCAGACCCCTTCCAATGGATTGCAAGACTCTAATTCTACTTTTGGACGGTGAAGAGAACACGATGTTATGAAGATGACGAATATTGATACCAGTAGAAAAAGTGCCATACGATGCAACGATGATTGCATCCTTCTGGGTTTCTGTGATTTCTCTAATTTTTTCACGAGCTGTCGTATCTGTTCCACCGAACACATAGAAAACCTTTCTGTTTTCATCGACACTATTATTAATCATATCGTAAAGAATACTACCGTGTTTCTCTACAAATTGAAATAATACTAATGTATTTCCTTTTAGATTGAGTGACAAATCCCTTATGAATTCGTTTCTCTTTTGGTGCGTCACTATATAATCCAGTTCGTCTTGGTAATTCATATCTTTTACCAGCTTACACTGTTCTTCTGGATATGTCAATACTAAAGACTTAATCTTGAATTCTGCAAGTGTCTTTTTATCAATCAACTCTTTTGTTGAAACAACCTTATTTAGTGTTCCGAACAGTCCTTCAAGAACCAAACGATGTGTTTGCATTCCATCTAATGTTCCTGTAAGTCCAAAACGGTATTTACATAAAGTCATTTTTGTAAGAATAGAAGTAAGTGATTTTGCTTTGAATAGGTGTGCCTCATCACCAACCACCATACCAAATTGTTCAAAGTATTTTTTGGGGAATTTGTATATAGACTGCCAAGTAGAAATAACAACTGATTTCGTTACTTCTTTGTCATGTCCGCTATAGATTTTTTGCATGTGTTTCTCATCCCAACCATAGTCCACAAAATCAGAATACATCTGTTCTACTAAAGATGTTGTTGGAACAAGAATAAGAACCTTATTTGTTGCTTGTTCTTTTAAAAGCAACATATAATATCGTATTAGAATATAAATTATAAGCGACTTGCCTGAAGCAGTAGGACTAAGAAGAAGAGCCCTATGGTTTCTAATAGCATACTCCACTGCACTAACTTGATAATCACGAGGTCGTATAGATTGTCCTCTAGACCGAAGTCCAAGTTGTCCAATGAAACCATCCAATATTCTTGGGTCGATTTGTCTTTCATTTTTTAATTCCTCACTTAATGTATATTCTTCACCCCACTCTTTTAAATACTTTTCCAAGTATGGTAAGAGACCAACATAGAGTTCTCCTGTTTGTGGGGAAAATAACCTAATTTTTCCATCCCAAATCCGATTGCGATAAGCAGGCATAAAACGAGCGCCTGGCACTTCAAAAGTAAAGTAATCTGAGAGCGCTCTTGCTGTAGAGGCTTCAGTATCGACTTTAAGATAGACTTCATCTGTTTTTGTAATCTTTGTCACTAAACATCACCGTTTTCAAACTTCCGCCACGCAATTGCATTTTTGATGTTCCACTGTCTATCTGAAATGTTCTTTAAAATTCTCTCGCATGTATCCACACACATTTCATAATACTGAATCAGTGCTACCGATTGACGAAGATCATCGTCTGCATCCATGTAAATGTGCAAGTCTGTTTTGAGAATTTTATGATCGAAAGGATTATCACGATAAATTTGGGGTTCTGCTTTACCAGTATAGTATTCCCATTTATCACGATTTAGAACTTTATGAGATGCTCTCTTTTTAATAAGAAGTCCTTTGTAGTGGTTTAGGAACTCCAAATACTTTTGGTGAAGAGCTGCATTTCTTGTAGATTCAGATGCTAATTCTAAGTCATCTATCTTCAAGTCTTTTTCGGCGATTGCCTGTAGTTCATCTAATGTCATAATATTTCACATCCTTAATTATAAAGTGAGCAGAGAATGGTTAGAACTTGCTGTTCTATATTATCTCACTGAGGAGACTCAAAGTTGATGTTCAAGTCAACCGTATTGTCTGCTCAACTATATTTATAATACTTCAATTTCGTATAAATCGTAATTGAAGGTCACTGTTGCAGTTAGTCCGTCTGCAGCGGTATCCTTAGAATCAAACTGTAAACCACTAAGAGATGTAGGATATACATTTCTAAATTTAACAGAAATCGAAGGATTATTTTTGTTTGTCAAAATAGTGAGTGTTGCATCACTAGTTAATACTGAGGGATTTGTCACATTACCTTTGCCTGGATTACCAATTTCTTTTGTTTGTTCGTTTGCAATTGCTCCAGCAAATTGTGTTGGGGATTTAGGGAAACCAATACCAATCATCCAATCATGTATCTCTCTATAGTTCTTTAGATTTTCTTGAACATTGAAAGATACCTCTAGTGGACTAAAATCTAGTGTATCACCCATAAAAGGCATAGACTTATATCTACTGTTCAGAACAGCATCTCCACCAAACGCAATGCCCGGCAGATTGATTTCTGTAACAAAGTATACAGTATTAGGAATTTTTAGAATATCAAACTTAAATTGAGTTGGACGAGCCAAATCAAAATTTTCTGGTTGTCTATCAATTGCAGTAGTAATTGCCATTTTTTAATTTCCTTTAGTTTCTACTATTTATAAGGAATATAGGCATAAAAAAAGGGAGCCCCGAAGGACTCCCTTTGAATTTGGTTAGTGTAACCTAACTCTTTTTATGTTACATGATGTTTGTAACTTGAACTCTACGGTAGTAGTTGTTTGCATTCGCAGTCAAAGCACCAAGAGCAGCAGTTGTTCCTTCTGCAAATGGGTTAGCAGTAAGACCATAACGTGTCTTAAAGCCAATCTTTGGTTGGAATGTGTTTTCACCAACCGCACGAACCATCTGTAGTGGAACGTATGGGCAGTAGAAAATACCAGCGTCATAAGGAGATGTTCCCTTATAACCTACTACGAAGAACTGCTTGTCAGCAGCGTTTGCAGAGTATGGATCAATATACACTTTGTAGCGTCCGTTAAGAACACCAGCAAATGTGTTACCAGCATCGTCAACATTTAAGTTGTTGTTAAGAGCAGGTGATGTATCCAACTGTCCAGCCATCTGTAGAGCAGAAGCAACATCAGAAGAACAGATAATTACGTTACCTTTTCCTCTACGAGTTGTTTGTGCAATTACGTTAGCTTCTCTTTCAACTTGGAACATAAGTCCTTTGAACTTCTCAACTGACCAACGTCCGTTTGAGTCAACATCCATGTCGAAGATACCACTAGTTGCAGTATCAGTCTGAGCACCGATTTTAGCAGTTGTGTAGATAGTTCTAACAACTTCACGGTTAATTTCTGCAAGAATTTCAGCAGAAAGGATGTTTGCAAGTTCTGTCTCTGCGTCAAGACCATGAATTGCTTTAAGGTCTTGTGCAAGTTCCATTGTGTATTCTGCTTT